TGTGCCGTATGTTCGGGGATTGTTATCACACCACTCTTTAAATTCTGATACTTCATCATACGCCTCCGAGATGTCTTTGACTTGCCCGAAAACTTTTGGTATGAGAGAAGAGACTTGGTTCATTTCCGTCTCAGATTTATCTTCAACAGTCTTGCCGCACTCTTTCATAACCAGCTTGCCACTGAGGGTGTTCAGCGTTCTTATTTTAGAAGTCTTGCCTTGGAATTCTTTCTCTAGATATTTGAGAACGTCTTTGCGCTTGTAATAACATACGTCCATGTCTATATCACACATTAAAGAACCGTCCAGATAAGTAACTCCATCTACAACTTTCTTCTTTGCGCGTATTTTGGATACAAACCTCTCAAAAAACAATTCGTACTTTACAGAGTCTATTTTCGTGACGCCAAGTAAATACAGAACAAAGCTGCCAGCCGCAGAGCCACGACCTAGGCCAACTGGAATATCTGATACTTTACAAAAATGAATTACTTTCCAAACTAAAAGAATATAATCAACAAACCCAAGTTCTTTGAGGATGTCTAGCTCATAATATATTCTATCTACATATTTTTTGTGTTCGTCCGAACCCTTTTTTATGTTGAGCTTCTTAAAGCCTTTCTGACAAAGCGCTATGAGAAAATCGTAAGTATTTTTTACTTTCTCAGGATTATCTATAAGGTCTAGATATTCGGGCTGAATATCAAACTTTGGTAAACGTACGCCGTTGATATCCAACTTTAAAGCGTTAAAGCTATCGTTGAAATCAGTCTTTCTTTTTTCTAGGCCTTCCTCGCTTTTTCTTGGCGGGTTTTGGCGGCTCTGACTTTTGCTCTCCTTTACTGTCACCATCTTCTTTTAATATGTCCTCTAGTCTATCTTTTAAAACTTTTAAAGTCTCTTTGCTCTCTTTTTCAAATCTATAAAAGAAATCTAACTTGTCCTGCTTATCTCCTTTTCTAAGAATAACTATAGCGTAATCAACATCAGACTCCTCTGAGAGCTTGTCTATTATATCATATGCAAAATCCATGCTGGGCATATGAATTATTATACAGCTAAACTCTGCTCATCTCAATTTTAAGTTTGTTCCAAACTTTTAAATTTAACTCTAAGTCATTTATTGCGTCGTGGAGCGTTTCATAATTATGTTCGATGTTGTAATATTTACCCAGCTCCGTTAAAGACGTTCTCACTCCTCTAACTCTATTGGTCAACATTCTGTATTGATAGTCAAAAAAGTTCTCTTCTTGCTGTTTGTAATAGTTCTCCGTTCTGATTCCTCGACCTACTGACAATGTATCTACGCACTTTTCAAACAGATGATCGTAAGGCTTAGAGTTCATTTTGCACCAGTCTCTAATTAAGTACATGTCGAATCCTAAAATATTATGTCCAACGATATAATCGCATGAATCTAACCACTGATAAACAGTAGGAAATATCTCTGGTTCTGGTTTGGCGAGTTTGTTAAATTTCCTCTTATCAAATCTAGTAATCCTTGCCGCCTCGTCAGAAATACTTAAACCACAGTCCCACTTGACCATCTCGTCAAATCTATTCTGTATTCTCCCTTTTACGACCCGAATCATGCCCACCTGCCAAGGTCGATTGTTGTAAAAGTTTAAATTTACATTAAAGGTCTCCAAATCCATGAAAACCAGTTCTTTACTGGAAATAGTTTTAAAAAAGTCGTTATCCATTTAATTCTCTAGCTGGGACGTTATAGCAATCTGCTCTGAAATAAAAACTCCTATTGCGAGGAGACTCTGGGTCGTAATCGCCCTTTTTATAAAAGTTAGCCTTTTGGTAAAACTCGGACTTATCTATTTTGCCAAGATACCAAGCATAACTCAAATCCTTCATTACGCTAACGAAGGCATACTCATCGCAGTCTTGATTAGGGTTGAAATCTGCTACTGTGCAGTTGTAGTTTAACTGAGGAGCTACAGTCCTTTCCTTAGTTTTTACATCGACAGTGAAATGACCAGAACAGGGATTATGATATACTAAATCGTAATCGTAGGTATCTTTTATTTCGCCGTCCAAGACGTGTTTGACAACCTCTTCGCCGATGTAGGCCACTAAGGCTCCCTCTCCTTTTCTGATAGAATTATTGAGTAAGGGTAGCTTGTCAGCCCTTTCCTGCGCTCTGTTAATTAATTGCTCTGATAATTTAAATCTTTTCATACCAGCTTTCAAAACTAAATTCATTTGAACACATATGGTCAAAGTTGGGTTTAGCTAAAGTCCTCTTCGCTCTGCCGGGCGCAGAGTCAGAAATGCATCTAAATGTAAGGTAAGCAGGAAAATCCTTTTTGTTTTTATAGTAAACACTATGAACTTCTTGGGTTTCGTATTGATCCTTACAATAATTTAAAACATGCTTTCTTAAAGATTGGTCAAAAGGTAAATCGTTCGATTCTAAGAAAAACAAAGGAGAAAAATTATGGAAATCTGGAATAATATTACCCATCGCCAATTTGTTTTTATGTATAAATGAATCATAAAAAGGAACAACGAAAGTTAAATCATTATCGTCCCAATACTCCCATAAAGAATCATAGTCTATCCTCGGGACATAGTAAAAACCATCTGTAGACGCTTTGGACGAAATTTTTAATAACCTCTCATAACCCTTTTTATTTTTGCAAAATATAACACATTTAGATTCGTGAGAAGAATAATCTTTCTGTTTGTACGTCATATCTTCACAAACAGTTAATCTAAGACCGAACCTCAAATCTATACCAGCCTCCAAAGCATTACTGTACGCCTCCAAGAAACCAGTCATACTATCCTCCACTAAATAGAGATGATCTAACTTAGCCTCAGAGCAAATATCTATTATTGAATCCGGACCAACACCATCAGAAGAACCCAATGCTTCTAAAGTAAGTATTGATTTACCTATGCTGTAATGTGACTTAAATAAAGGTAAGGCCCCGTTCATCTCCGCATTATACTGAACTTCTTGTGCCTTGTCAAGAAAAAATATCTATGTACTCGCCACTCCCTGCGTGTCTAGGGCAGCCATCATACTTTTGCTTTTTTATCTTCTGGCCTTTTGTTTTAATTTTTTCCAACTCAACTTTTTTAAAGCTAGAAGATACCTCTTTACCATCCTTGTCTATTAAAGAGAAATAGTCATAGCCGTCAATATAAGGGCAACGCCACTTCCCCACTTTGCATAACCAAGAATTTTTCTTATTGTCGGCAGCGTAATTTGAACAAGCGTCTTCTTCTGTGAAATTGTTTATCTTAAAAAAAGCATAAGATAAGTAATATTCAAAGCCTTTTAACTGCTCTTCAGTGAACTCTACTTGCTGAATTGGGCTTTTAGGGAACCTTAAAAATAAAAATTCTGCCGTAGGCTTAAATCCCGGCCAATGTTTCTTGGCGGCCAGAGTATAAGTCATAGCTTGGACGTTTGAATGTAATTCTTCTCCTCTAAATTTATATTTACTGCTTTTATAATCTACAATTTTTACTTTTTTACCCCGTTTGTAAACTATGGGTTTATCAATAAAGCCTCTTATTTTATAGGGAGGGTCTTCTCCTTCCAGTAAAAACTCAAGCTCTGGATTATCAACTTTTCCTCCCCAGCCAAAAAAGTCATACTTTAATCCAACCATAATCATATCCCAAACAAGTTCAGTATTTTCTTGATTTGTCATGGGTAAATCAGAAGACTTTTCCATTTGCTTGAGGTGTTTCATGACAAGTCTGACGATAGCTGGACTACCGTCAATACTTTCTGCCTTTATTATGCGATCGTAATGCTTTCGATGCTTCTTTTTCACCAGCATTTCAAACACTAAATGGCACACAGTTCCTCGCTGCGCGCCTTCATTCTGCTTCTGAGGTAATTTTAGATGATAATTGCACCAATAAGACCAAGAGCAAGTTTCTAAGGTCTTTAGTCTTGAAGCTGATAAAATTTTTTCTTTTAACTTTTCTGCCATTCTAAAATTTCTTTTTTATCCATGCATCCGAAGTCATTTTTACAAGGCAGTTTGATTCTAACAACGCCTTCGTCGAAATGCTTATTCAGAGTTTGACTCAACTTAACGGCAGCGTCATTACCCGCTCCCTTATAGCCGTCATTATTTAAAGCTATAATAATTTCGTCAGGGTCTAAACTTACAATAGTAGATAAAAGCTGACGACTTGCGTGAAGTCCAAACATAACAATAGCGTTTTTTATTCCAGCTTCCCACAAAGCTAACATGTCACCTATGCTCTCAATTAAAATTATCTGTTTAGTATCTTTTATTATATTATAGTTTATTTGAAGCGGATATCTCCAAACTGATTTAGGCCCTAGGTGCTTCCACTTTAGAGGACTCTTCCCTGTGACATCTCTGCCGGTAACGCCTATTAAAGTTTTAGATGAGTTGAAAATGGGAAAAATGTACCTGTCTTTAAAAGGGCCCTCTGTACGAACACCACCTTCAAAAACAGATAAAGTATC